AGGCTTATCAACAGATATAAACTTCTCATATACCAATTTTGAATTTGAATAAAACAGTTTACTTTTTGCGTAAACTGTGATATAATATATAAGTATGAATGATTTACAACAGATATTAGAAATGTGGAAAAAAGACTCAGTCATTGATGAAATGGCTTTGGACGAGTCTTCTAGAGATTCAGCTAAATTACATGGTAAATATTTAGAAATATTATCAGTAAATAAAATGAAACTTAAAAAAGCTGAATTGGAATTTAAAGTGCTTTTAAGAGATAAGTGGAAACATTATAATGGTAAACTATCTCAAGAAGAAATGGATTCTAAAAGCTGGGACTATGACCCTTTGAATGGTTTAACTGTACTCAAAGGCGATATGGATAAATTCTATGATGCCGACCCAGTAATCCAAGAACATCAATCCAAAATGATATACCTGCAAGAGGTATGCGATACACTCAAAGAAATTTTAGACAATGTAAAATGGAGACATCAAACCATTAAGAACATGATTGAGTGGCGTAAATTTACCAGTGGAATATAAGATACATCAATATCGTTTCGATAACTTTACAAAATTTGAAGATATAATAAGAGAATCTTTAAATTTTTTAGGTTATACTGAATCGTTAAATCCGATACATGGTTTAGTAGATTTAAATATCTATAATCATTGTCACGTATCAGAAGTATATACTGATAATAATATTATATTCAAACCCACCGCACCAACATCAAACCACTTTGCTTTAGATACTATTGGATATGCTAACGCATCTACATTAGCTTATGAAGAACCTGTGTTAAACGAAGATATAGAACAAATGGATTGGGCTCACATTATAGAATTAAGATGTGCCAAGACAAATAAATGGGATGATTCAATATTACTTAAATGGCGTAAACCAAAGAAAGAAATACCTGATGACCATATATTAATTATAGGTCAAATGCCTGATGATGAAACAGTAAAGGGATTTGGATATGGAAATCATTTATATAAGATAAGCGATATTGCATTTAGACTAAAATCAATAGGAGAAAATTTTATTATAAAACTACATCCGAGTTATAAGCCAAAGGATAAATGGGAAAAGAGTTTATTAAATAGATGGAAGAAGTTTGATTTTGATGTACGTACTGGATTCGAATCAGTACATGATTATTTAAAAAAATCTAGAGTGGCTATTGTAGATAACAGCACAGCAGGTATTGAATGTTTAATGCATGAGGTTCCTTTAATATCTTATGGCTGGCCTGAGTATCATTGGGCTACAGCTAGATTACAAACTCTACCACAACTTGAATATTTAGTTAGTGATTTAAGTTGGCACCAACCGATACGTGCTAAAATGTTTTGTGAGTGGTACATAAATCATTATCTTTGCACAGATATAAATAGTACTATTAGAAGATTAAAAGAAATATTGTGAATATTACAGTATCTAAAATGAATGAAACTTTTATGCATGTCAGTTGTGACCCAAGCATAGAACGTGAACTATCCGAACATTTCCAATTTTTTGTACCAGGTTATAAATTTATGCCTGCGTATAGGAATAGAATGTGGGATGGAAAGATTAGACTTTATGATTTTAAAAAGCAAACTTTATACAATGGATTATTCAAATATTTAAAAGAATTCGCAGATTTGAGAGAATACAAGGTTATAACAGCCGCATCTCCAGCCTACGGTAAAATAGGGGAAACTCAAAATGTGGACCTAAAACCGTTTCTGGCACCTCTGGTGATATCTGGTGCAGGTAAAAGGATAATACCTAGGAACTATCAACTAGATGCACTGTCGTGCACATTACAGAATAAGAATGGTTTACTACTGTCACCTACGGCCTCAGGCAAGAGTCTGATTATATATTTGGCTATTAAATGGTATTTAGATTACTGTAATGATGATGTTTTAATTATAGTTCCTACCACGTCATTGGTTGAGCAGATGTACTCTGACTTTGCCGATTATTCTTCACAAGATGAGTCGTTTAATACAGATGAGTTGTGTTATAAGATATATGGTGGTGCAGATAGACATAACATAAAACAAAGAGTTTTAATATCCACATGGCAATCAATATATAAATTAGGACCACAATGGTTCCAAAGATTTGGTATGGTAGTAGGAGATGAAGCTCATCAGTTTAAAGCTAAATCTTTAACATCAATTATGGAAAAATGTACTGAGGCAGAATATCGTATCGGTACAACAGGTACGCTGGATGGTACACAAACACATCAATTAGTATTGGAAGGTTTGTTTGGCCCGGTGCATAAAGTGACTACCACAAAAGAATTAATGGATAAAGATACACTAGCTAAACTCAGTATTGATGTGATACTTTTAAAATATAAAGATGAATTTTGTAGAGAGAATAGAAAGTATCAGGACGAGTTAGATTTTATAGTTGGATACGAACCAAGAAACGATTTTATAACTGAACTTGCACTAAGGCTAAAAGGTAATACTTTAGTATTATTTAATTACGTTGAGAAACATGGAAAGCCTTTGCATAATTTATTGAAGGAGAAAATAGATGATAAAAGAAAACTATTCTATGTTTCGGGAGAAACTGACGTCGATACTCGAGAGCAGACACGTGCTATTACTGAAAAAGAAGATGATGCTATTATTGTCGCTTCCATTGGTACTTTTTCTACTGGTATCAATATCCGTAAGCTACATAATATTGTATTTGCTTCGCCTAGTAAATCTCAGATACGAGTACTACAAAGCATTGGACGTGGCTTAAGAAAATCACCTGATGGTAGGAATACAAAAGTATTTGATATTGCAGATGATTTACACTGGAAATCTAGAAAGAATTATACATTGAACCATGCAGCTGAAAGAATAAAAATATATTCTAAAGAAAAGTTCGATTACAACTTAAATGATATAAATATATAATATGGATAACTTAAATATACGACACTTTAAATTAGTGAATGGAGATGAAATCATTGGACTCGTAGCAGTGAAAAACGATGATTCATATTTGGTCGAAAGACCGTTTTCCGTTTCTAATAACATTCTAGGTGGATTTCAACTTTCACCTTGGTTTGCCTTATCTGAGAATAAAACCTTTAAGATAATGAAAAAACATATTGTCAATCATGTAATGGTTGCCGAAGATGTTAAAGGTGTCTATGTAGAGTATGCATTGAAAATTGCAGAAAGAAGAGTACCTATTAAGAAGCCTCGTTCCAACGAACAGATTATGGATGAATTGGAACAGACTTTGATTGATAGATACGATGAAGAGAGACAGTACCTGGAACCTGAAGAAGATATAGAGAAAAAGATAATACATTAATCTTGTATACTCCTTCCCTCCGGGATACTATATTATTATATCACAAAAACTGGCATTTGTACACTGTTTTTTTAATTAATTTCAAAAAATAATAGTTTACATTATCGCAGAAATGTGTTATAATAGATTAATTATGGAGGAAAACCTATGGCAAAATTAAAGCCAAAACAAAAAGCTCATTATGTTAATAATAAAGAGTTTTCACAAGCGGTTATGGATTATGCAGTTGAATGTAGAGACTGTAGAGAATCAGATACTACCGTACCTAAAGTCACAGATTACATCGCTCGATGTTTTATTAAAATAGCAGAAGGATTATCACACAGACCAAACTTTGTTCGATATACTTATAGAGAAGAAATGGTTATGGATGCTGTTGAGAATTGCTTAAGAGCTATTGGTAATTATAAAATAGAAACAGCTACTAGAACTGGTAAGCCAAACGCCTTTTCTTATTTTACACAAATATGTTATTATGCATTTATACGTAGAATAATGAAAGAAAAGAAACAACAGGATATCAAGTTTAAATTCATTGAGAAAATGGGTATAGATGATTTTATACAAGCAGGTATGGATGGCGAAACAGCAAATGAAACTATGGCTTATGTTGATACACTAAGACAAAGAATTGGTGAGGTACGTAAGAAAGATACTGCAATCAAAGACTTTGCTAAGAAAGAAAAAGCCAAAGAAAAAGAAAAAGCAAAACTGGAGTTATTCTATAAATGAAAGTAGCTATACTAAACGATACTCATTGTGGTGTCAGAAACTCTAGTGATATTTTCTTAAATTACGCAGATAGATTTTATACCGAAGTATTTTTTCCTTATCTAAAAGAACATGGAATTACTCAAATATTACATCTCGGAGATTATTACGAACATAGGAAATTTGTCAATTTCAAGGCGCTCAATTCTAACCGGAAGCATTTCCTTGAACCTATGCGCGATCTTGGTATTACTATGGATATTATACCCGGAAA